CCGCGATATCCTACCACAACCTATACAACGAGATATTCGTTTACAACAGACCTTTGATCCACCAAATCAAGCACAAGATGAGCCCATTTTGGTCACAAGATGGAAAACCACTCACCTACATGCGTCTTATGCTACACATGCGTTCACACGTCGTCGCAGCAGATGAACCAGACAAGATTCGAGCCGTTTTTGGAGCGCCAAAACTCCTTTTACACGCCGAACTTATGTTCATTTGGCCGTTACAAGCCACCTACCTTAACACAAAGAAGGGCAGGATGCTATGGGGCAACGAAATGAACCGAGCAGGATGGAGAAAGCTCTTTCAAGAAATCCACAAAAATGGAAAACCAAATACCATTTTGGGAGTAGACTGGAGTCAATTTGACAAACGATTGCTTCACCAGCTCATCAAAATAGTTCACAACATTTGGCGATCTTACTTTGATTTCTCACGATACGAGCCAACCTCAGAATATCCTTATATGCAATATGACAACACGGAGAAACTAACCAATCTCTGGACATGGATGTGCAACGCCATAACAGAAACACCAATTCAACTTCCCAACGGGCAAGTTTGGAAATGGAACTGGAATGGATTCGGATCAGGCTTTCAGCAGACCCAACTTATGGATAGTTTCGCAAATGCTATTATGATATACACATGCTTACTTTCCCTTGGTGTCAATATCCACTCAGAAGAGTTCTGGGCACGCTTTCAAGGTGATGATTCAATCATCGCATTTTTTGAAAGGATGTACCAACTTTATGGACCAGGATTTCTCGATCAACTCGAGGCGTCAGCGAAGAAATACTTCAACGCAAAGCTGAATGTCAAAAAGTCAAAAATTCAGGAAATAGCATCAGGCATGTTCGTACTTGGATACTTCAATCAACAAGGATTGGCGTACCGAACCGACGAAGATTTGCTTAGACATCTATTCTTTCCTGAGAAACCACAAGACTTAGGCAGACTAGCAGCATCAGCTGTTGGCCTAGCTTCAGCATCCCTTGGATGCAGTCCTAGATTTTACGCACTATGCCGCTTTATATTCGAAAAGCTGGTAGAAGAACGAAGCGTTAAGATCAAATGGAAGGCACTAAGATGGATGGTTCGCGCACATATGTACGAGACACTCGATCAGCTCAAGACAGCCGAGTTTCCGCACTTAATCGATCTTCAAGCAAGACGATTTGATATGACGAACCGCACAGAAGAAGAAAATCAACGCCAATGGCCTACGAGACCTGGACCGCGTAAGAAATTCTACTTTCTCAACCCACTATGAACAGTTTGAGATTTTTTCTGCATTATGAGTTCTCTTTTTTAACTTATACAAACAAAAAAAAAAAAAAAAAAAAAAAAAAAACAAAAAGAAAAA